CCACTGCGCCCGCATCGGCGGGGAGCGGGACCACACTGATCTCGAAGAGTTCGCAGTCCGAGAGGACTGCGATCTCCTGATCGTTGACGATCTCGAAGGTCACCGTGTGTGGGAGGAACCCCACGCTGACGGCGTTGAGATACCCAGCTGCAAAAGCGCGGTATACCTGCTCGGCAAATGGGTTGATTTCTTCCGTGGCAAAGGTGATCGACGCCTTAAGCGTGTCCCCCTCGACCCGGACGTGCGACGCCTTACCGATCGGCAGCGTGTCCGACGGGCGAACGTTGCCGAACAGGTCTGCGCGGTCCGCGTGCCCGTACAGGACTACCGGATTTGCCTTGTAACGATCGAGCTGCCACGAGGCGTTATCGACGCGAGCCCCGTGGTTGTTGATGTTCGATGTACAGGCGGTGACCTCGATCGTCCGGTCGGCCTCGGCGGGAGTCGCCGAGTCGAACGCGAGGCGCACGAGTGCCCCCGCCTCCCGGTTTCTGGCTGCTTTCGTGGTCGTGGTCATTGATGGCCTATCAGGCGAGGACACGGTTCGTGGCCCGGCTTCGGGGAGGGCCGTTGTTCGTGAAGGCTCTCACCTGGTCTCCAGTATGATTGGCTTGCACAAGCTGGGCACCGGCCACGTAGATGACACCCGCCGCGTTGACCCCTGCTCCATCGCGGAAGTTAAGGAACGCGCTGGAGATGCCGTTGCCGGTCGCGGTGACGGTGACACGCTGCCAGGCCGTCGTCAGCGTCGCGATCGTCGAGCCGAAACCGTTAAGGTTCACCTCGACGTTCCTCGTCCCCGAGGCGACACGCATCCAGATCCCGCCCGTGTACTGGACGGGACGGAGGATGACGCCTCCCGAGGAGATCGCGCATCTGTACTGACCTGCCGTCCCGCTGCCGTCGTACACGATTTTCCCGACCGGGAGCCCGGTGAGCGGAGGGGGCACGTCGAGGGAGTTGTCCGTCCCGCTCGTCCCGCCCCACGCATAGCTCCAGAGGCTCGGGGTATCGGCATTCGCTAGGAGGTTCTGGGGCCTATTTGCGAGGACGCGGCCTGTCTGTGGAGAGCGCATTTTCATCGGCGAGTCAGCCAAGAAGGCCGCACCACCGCTGAGGGTCAGAGGCAGGCCGCCGAGGGTTGCCCGCGCCGAGGAGCCGGCACCGTCGTCGAGGGGCCACCGGTGCGTGACGCTGGCGGGAACCGTCCCATGGATGTAGTCCGACGTGACCTGGGCCTGGCTCCAGGCCGTGCCCACGTCGTATACGATGTCCGCCATGGGCTCGCCCGGCGACGCGCCCGAGCCCGTGACCCCGAGCTGGAATGTCGCGTTCGCGTTGAGCGCCCCGGACCAGGCGCCACCGGCCGACTGCCCGACGAGGACCCCATTCTCCCAGACGTAGGCCGTATGCGTCGAGGCATCGAAGACGACCACTACGCGGGTCCACCCGAGGAACCGGACAGGGATCGACGCGATGGGCGCGCCGCTCTTGACGTAGACCTTGGTGAAACTGCCGTAGTGGTCGATCATCCACCCATCGGTCGAGTAGGTCGCGACCGAGTAGCCCGCCACGTAGTGGCTCGTGAGAGGCAGACTGCGACGGTTCGCCCAGTAGGCGATCGTCCATGATCCCGCCCCGGGCGAGAGAGCAGCAGACGAAGCCGTCACGGCGCCGGAGGTCGAGTTCTCCCCGCCGAGGCCCAGACTCCCCCCGTACTGACGTGCGCGGAGACGGGCCACGGGTCAGGCTCCGAAGACGGCGAACGGATCGACGGCCACGGGCTCGGGGGCCGCCTCGAAGCGTGCGGCCTCTTCGGATTCGTCGTGGTCGGCGACCGCCTGGCACTTCGCCTTGAGGTACGTCGCGTTGGAGGCGGCGAACTCGTACGTGTGCGGCATCGAGGTCCCGCGCGAGGTCGTGATAGTGAAGTCGACGAACCACACGGGGACGGAGCCCTCGTGCTTCTGCGCGCCGTCGACGGTCGAGGGGACGATGCTGGAGATCTCGTAGGTAGCCATCAGACCCCCCAGACCTGGGTGTTGTGATCGGCGGCCGTGGCAGCCGTGTAGGTCCCGGCCGTCGTGCTCCACGCGTAGGCGATTCCGGTCGAACAGTAGAGGCCGTTCTCCGAGAGCACGTCCTCGCCGATGAGGATCGAGGTCATCGTCGCCACTCGGAACGAGATCAGCGGGACCGCGCCCGCGGAGGGGGTCGTCGCCGTGTTGTGGATCTGGAGGTACCGGACTGCGGCGTTGGCGTTGTCCCCGATGATGGCCGTCACGACTCCGGCCGAAGCCTTCGCGTTCTTGGTGACGGTAGCGCCGAAGTCGGCGACCAGCTTGGTCGGTGAATAGGCACCCGCCGCGATGAACCGCCTCGACGTGGCGATCACCTGGTAGGTGTTGTCTTCCGCCTGCGGGGCGTACGTCTCGGCGACGCTGAGGTCACCCCGCGTGTTGGCTTGTAGCTCGGCGGCCAGGCCGTCGGTTAGGGTCGGACGCGTCGCCGTGTAGCGCACTACGGGGACGACGTTGAGGGTGTTCGCCAGGTTCGTGAAGACGCCAGTCTGACCGAGACGCAGCCGATCGATGAAACCACGAGTCGCACCCGAACGCGATGGCCGGAAACGGACGACGCCGCTGAGGGTCGGTCCGCTTCCGCCCAAGAACGAGTCGACGGTGACCCATAGAGCCTCGGCGTCGACCTCGACATCGAGTGGGATCGGGGCTGCCACGTCCGCCGCCTGGATCGTGGTCGTGAGGATCCTCTCGACCGTGGCATCCGAGAGGCGCCAGACGGCCAGCGTGACGGCCGTCGGGGAGCCCGTCAGGGCGAGGAAATCGAAGCCGATCTCGGCGTACGGGATGCGGCCGGAGGCCGTGGCGTACTGGCCCGCCTCCGGGTGAGCGACGAAGAGGCTGGGCGCGGGGACGCCCGCCTCTGCGGCCTGCGTCGTCAGGGTGCGGATCGTCTGCCAGCTCATGGAGTCGTGACCTCGGGTGAGGGAGTTGAAGATGGAGACGCCTCGGGGGCCGAGGGCTCGACCTCTGGGGTCGGGTCAGGCGTGCCGGGCTCGGGGGCATCCACGGGCGGGGGTACGTCGAGGAGAGGAATCTGATACTGGGCCAGGAGTGCCCGAACATCGACTGGAGCCCGTGCCGCCGTCAGCGTGGAGACAGCCTGGGAGAGCATCTGGAGCGTTCCCGCCATGTCCTTAAGATCGGCGGCCGGGGTCGTCCTCCAGACGGGCCACGGGGCCGCCTCGGGACTCCCGAAATTGAACATGGCCCACCACGTCAGGCTCTGATCATGTAGGCACGTCGAGAGCGTCTCTGCGTCCGCCTTCGTTTTGGCGAGAGCTACTCTCCCATGCTCCGACGTGGCCGCCTGTGACCCGCCCGTGTTCTCGGTCGTGAGGTTTTGGCCGAGCAACGTGATCGCGATGGCCAGATCGCAAAGCTCGATCTGCCGCTGGAACGCCTCCCATGTGCGGGCAGTGGACTCGATGAGCTTGAGATCGAAACCGGCGTCGATCGCAAGAGAAGCATTGCGACCAAGACTCGCGAGGTCCGCCGAGATCGCTTCCTTCTGCTGCGGACCTGTAGCCCCAGTGACCAGCCAGACACCCTGGCCGAGACGCTCCGAGTAAGAAGCGAAGTCCCTACGGGCGTAAACCTTGGCGGCGACGGGCCGGGCCAACGCCCTCCATGCGCCGTACTGCCAGGGACGCTGCGCTGTACCGCTATACGGCGTGTATAGGATCCATTCCCCCGAGGTCGGGTCGATCTCGATCTCGTGGGTCGAGGTGCCCGGAGCATCCTCGTCGGCTACGGTGAGGTACCACTGCCGAGAGGTCCAGTCCCACCGGAGGTTCCGGGGCGAGTGCACCACGATACGCGGGATGATCCGCTCCCCATGCTCCACCCACGACTGACGTGCGAGTCCGACCCCGAGGATCAGACCCCATGCCTGGAGGAGCTTGAGATCGGCCTCTGGATACGCTGCCCACCAGTCCTCACCGGCCTCGATCGCCCTAGCCGCCATATTGCGACGACGACCACGACCGGCATCGAACGAGAGGGGGAGACCAAGGAGAGCGTCCGTACGCGTGTCGAGCGTCGCCTTCACGCGATCGTCGCAGAGGAGTAGCCCCTCACACAGGTCAGCAGCGAGACGGAGCGACCCCCCGTCCGCCTGCAGTTCGGCAGCTCGAATGAGACTAGGGGTCCACTCGGAGATATATGCCCGGATCGCAGGCTCCACGACCCCGCTACGCGGGACGATGATCGAACTCGCGGGAGCCTTCGGTGCAGATGCGGCTTGCTGAGCGGTCCCCTGGCCAGATACCCGAAGCCACGACCAGAGACGCGAGAGAATGCCTTCAGCCACGGTTGATCAGACCTCGACCACGATCAGCGCGGTCATCGTCGGAACGTTGCTGCCCATGATGGCGCGGACGGGCATGACGAACCGGGCATGTTGAAACCTCTGCAGAGATGGTGGACTCAGTATCCGCGCGTTGATCGATTGAGGATCACCGGGGACCACTGAGGGACCGGAGCGTCATAGGCCGCGAGGGCCAACGCATCGGCCCGGTCGGTCGAGCGACCGAGACGCTTTCGCATCGAGAGTTTGTCTTCGACTTTATACTTGAGCTTGACATCGTACCCGAGAAGCGGCGCCGTCAGGTCATCGGCCAGGGCTACGTCCGGCGGGATCGCCCCGCCTTGAAGCCATGTACGAAGGGATAGCCATAGGGCGTCTCGGAGACGGGAGCACGCGGGGTCTGGACTCGACTGGGAGGACTCCAGATTGGAAACCGTGCAAATCGCAGCGTGCTCGTGACGGAGCCGATCGAAGACGCCGATCCCGTTGTTGACCCCATCGACGTTGACGTGGGCTTTCTCGTTCGGACGCCGGTTCGCCTCGATAACCTCCACGACCTTGTCAACGATCGCGTAGGTGTCCTCGCCTTGAAGCATCACCGGGGCAGCAGCCCAAGAGCCTCGACGTGCGACGATGGCCGTCGAGTCTCGACCCTTCGAAGCTGGGTCCACACCGATGACCAACGGGTCCGTCGGACGCGAAGGAGCGGGTCGCCAACGCTTCTGAGCTTCGACCACAAGGCCCCTCGGGATCACGCCGTCCGCACCTTTGGGCGGGAACTCCCCAAGGATCTTCGCACTCCATTCAGGGCTGCCCTCGCCCCATTCGATCCGCTTGTTTTCAATGAAGCGCTTGGTGGCGAGTCCCCGGATCGGGGGGTCCACCTCGCTGGCCTCGATCGAGCTGATCGCGATCCGATGCCACGTCGATAGACCGCCGAATGCTGCGGCGTACCATCCCGTGTTGATCACGGGGTTCGAAACCGCGATGACCCTGCCGCCACCTGCGAGGTTCCCGTCGACGGAGGCCCATACAGAGTCGGGAATCGCCGTGGACTCGTCCAGGATGTAGAGGTTGTCGGCGCCACTGATGCCTCGGATACGCTGGGCATCCGAGGTCACGAACCCGATGATTTTGGACCCGTTTGAGAACTCCCACCCGGACATGGCAGAGACCGAGCAATCCCCACCCAAAGGAGCGATCGGAGGACGACGCGGATTGCCATCTGCGTCCGTGGTCGAGCGGTCGAGGGATTCTCTACGTAGCCGCTGGAGCTCGCCCCACAGGACGTGCTCCAGGTGATGCTGAGAGGGAGCGAGAAGGATGACGATCGACCGGGGCCGGGTGAGAGCCCACCAGATCGCGAGAATCGCCAGACTGTAGGTTTTCGAGGTTTTCTGCCCGCTGCGTACCGCCACCTTGTCGTGCTCGACCAGGGCGAGCAGTAAGTCCGACTGGCGGCTCCAGATGCGGGTGACGCCCAGCGCCTCGTGTGCGAACCGTACCGGATCATTCCGCCACCGGGCCAGAGCCTCACGGGCGATGTCTCGGAGGCGGGTCTGCGCCGATGGGGGGGCCACGGTCATGCCCTGGCGAGAAGATCAGCGAGGCTCGTGACCACCTCATCAGGCTGATCGAGACCGAGGGCCTTTTTTTTCTGCTCATCCAGGCGTGCCCACACGGTCGTGAGCTTCACGACCTTCTCGACGTTGGCGACGGTGAGGTCCTGGGCCGCGTCGGCTTGAGCCCTCTCCAGAAGCTCGGAAGTCCGAGCCAAATGCGCATCGAACGTGGAGAGGTCGGTCGGGAGCGTCCGGGCGATGTGCTCCCGGACGATCAGCTTGCTTGTGTCGGCCCGGGTGGAGCGAGCCTTCCGAACGATTTTATCGATCGCCTGGCGGGAAACAGCGATCCCCTTCGCAGACTGGAGCCACCGAGCGACCGAAGCCGTGGACTGTCCCTGAGCGACCATCGCCAGGATGGGGTCATGGAGGTCGAGCGGGACCTTCATCTTCGTTTTCTACTTAGACTTCGCGCGATCGGCCAGCAACCGAATTGCCAACCCGCAACCCAAATGAATGGGGGCCGCCGTTCCAGGCACCCCACCCCTTCAACATTTTTGAAGGGGGATGGGTATCTGCCCGACATAGGTGCGAGGCGCACGCTCACCGAGGGCTGGTCGGACGTGCGCGGCCTCTACCCTGGCGGGGGGCGTGGGCTCTCTCGGGCTCTCTCGGGCACTCGCCCCTCGAGGGCCTCGAGTCGTCGCTCGTGCGCGACAAGGTTGTCGGCGATCAAATCTCCGCGGTCGGAGACGTCCTCGAGGCGCTCGCGCAGCTCGGCGAGCTCGGCGCGCACAGCCTCGACGAGTTCGTCGCGGCGGGAGATGAGTTCAGGTGCATGCTGTCGCAGGGCTTCGAGGGTGACCAGGTAGCGCCGGCCGTGTGTGCTACCCCCCGCGCGTATGATGAATGGCGCGCCCGATCGCACCTCGACGGCAACGAGGTAGCGCAGGAGTCGGCGCGCGCGGTCGCGCGGTCGGCCGCTCATGCCGAGGAGCGCGGCGACCTGCCTAACGGTAAGCAGCTCGGTCACCGCGGCCCCTCGGTCGCCGCCTTCTCGGCAAAGATGTGGGCGATCACGCGACACCCCTCAGGAGTCTCGTCAGCGCCTCGGTGAGGCGTCGACGCCGCGGGACGGTCCGAGTCTCGTGGAGGTCGGCGATCCCTCGCCAGAACGCAAACCTGGAGCGCGCGAGCGCCCACTCGGCTTCGGCTCGCAGTTCGGCGAGCCGGGCGCGCTTGGCCTCGGACCGCCGAGCCCCGGCGACGAGCTCGTGCACCGGGCCGAGGCCGTGAAGCACGACGGCCACCGGCCCAGCGGCGCCGAGGTGGTCGGCGAGGAGCGCAGCGAGGGCGCGCGCGGGAGCCGAGTCCTCGTGCGCCGCGCGGAGGATCCGTTGCTCGTCGTGCGAGAGCCGGTGCAGGACGTCCGAGACCGCACGCCAGCGCGCGGCCGCTGGGATGGCCCGGATCGCGCGGTCATGCGCGGCAGAGGCCGTGCCGATCGCGTTGCTCGTGCCCCCTGCGCCCGCCATGCAAATTCCCTCGAAGGCCTCGTGTCCCGATATCAGCCCGAGGTCGCCATCAGGGCCGATCGTTTCGGAAAAGAACCATCTCAGCTCCTGCTCGACGTTCACTGGCGACTCCTTCGCTGGCGCGGCTTCGGCCGCGCGTGATCCCAGCGCTCGACGTCGCCCGCGTGCGGCGTCTCGAGCGTGTACCTTTTACCATTGAATCGAGCGAAGACGCTCCCAACGTCGCGCCGTCGTCCCTTCGCGAGGATGATCTCGACGCAATCCTTCAGCGCGCGCGCGGCTTCCGTCGTGCGGTCGGGCAGGAGCAGCCAGAGCCGATGCAAGAAGAACACGAAATTCGAATCCTGTTCGATGCTCGACGAGTCCTTTAGATCCCGGAGCTTCGGTGGCTCGGTGCCGTTCGACGCGTCGCGGTTGAACTGCGCGAGGAGCATGACGTGCAATCCGAGCTCCATCGCGAGGAGCTTCAGCGCGCGGGTGATCATGCCGATCGAGAGGTCGTTTCGCTCGGCCTCGGGCCGGTCCATCAGGCCGAGGTAGTCGACTACCACCAGGCCGATGCGGCGTGGCTTGGAGGGATCCGAGGCGTTGCGTATGAACTCGCGCCCAGCGCGGCGCACGAGCGACCGGATCGCCGTGGCGCTCACGGGCGCGGTGTAGAACCAGAGCGGCAGCGCGCCGAGGGTGTTCGTCGCCGCGCGCAGGCGCTCGCGCTGCTCGTCGTCGAGCGCCCCGGTCTGCAGCTCCTCGTCGGAGATGGCCGCGAGCGAGCAGAGCGTGCGGTCGACGAGCTCGTCGACGGGCATCTCGAGGCTCACGTAAACCACGCCGATCGCCTCGCCATTGTGCGAGGTGCCGGCGACGTGCCGAGCGACCTGGAGCGCGAACGCGCTCTTGCCGCCTCCGGTCACCGCGGCGACGACCGAGAGCGCGCCGGGGCGCAGGCCTCCGGTGAGCTCGTCGAGCTCGTCGAGGCCGGTAGGGAGGCCTCGCGGGGAGCGCCGGCCCTGCCACTGCTCGTCGAGATCGGCGACGCGCGCGACCATCGCGTCGTAGGCGACGACGAGCGCCGCATCGCGCTTCCGCTCGGCGACCTGGTGCACGGCCTCGGCGGCGCGGTTCGCGAGGGCCGCGAAGTCGCTCGGGTCCTCGAAGGCCTCGCCGGTGATCCGCTGGCAGGTCTCGATCAGCCGGCGCACGCCGGCCTTGTCGGCGACGATCTTCACGTATGCGTCGACGTGCGCGACGACGGGCGTCGCGTCGATCAGCTTCGCGAGGTAGCTCGTGCCGCCGACGGCCTGGAGCAGGCCGCGGTCGTTCAGCCACGAGCCGATGGTCTGCAGGTCGACGGGCGTCCCGACGCGCTGCAGCTCGAGGGCGGCCTCGTGGATCCGCCGGTGCGCGTCCGAGTACCAGTCCGCGGGATCGAGGTCGGCGATCTCGTCGAGCCCGCCGGGGCGGGAGAACACGTGGGCGATCAGCGCGCGTTCGACATCAAGGTCATGCGGGGGCACGCGGCCGCCAACGTCGAGCACGCGCAGCTCGCGGCGCATGGTGCGCGGCTGGCGCCAGTCGGTCACAGGAGCCTCCCGCGAGCCAGGAGAGCTTCGCGCGCTTCGCGCAGGCAGTCGGACGATGAGCGGCGGTTGGTGGCGGCTGTGCTTCCCGGATCTCCCGACGGCCCCGAAGGGGCTCCCCCCCCGGGAGGGGGGGCTAGGGGGGGATCTGGCGTAGGCGTAGGCGTAGGCGTAGGCGTAGGCGTCGGACCGGTGGACACCTTGGCGGATTCCGGCTGGACAGGCGTCTGGATTCCGCTCGGATTCCGGCTGGATTCCGTCTGGATTCCGCTCGGATTCCGGCTGGATTCCGTCTGGATTCCGTCTGGATTCCGACTGGAAGTCACCTGGCCCTTCTCGTTCCTGCCCTGCTTTTGACGCCCGATCCCCTTCCTGACGTTGTCCGAGGCTCGCTTCGCTTTGACGTCGGATGCGCTCGGGTTCCATTCGAGGAAGTCGTGGATCGTGTACCCACCATCCACCCGATCGAGCAGACGCACTTCGACGAGCTTCTTCAACTCGCTCTGTTTCGCAAACCCTTCGGCGATTTCGTCGGGGACGAGGCCGTCGGTGAGCTGGGCGCAGGTCCACGTGAGCATCCGGACCCAGGCGCCGAAGGCCGCGTTCCCAGCCCGGACCACCTTCGCGTGGTAGCCCATCTGGTCGTCGATCTTGACCCAGCTCATCGGCTCTCTCCTCGTCGTGCGCGCGCGATGGCCGCGAGCGCCTCCTCTGCGGACGTGACCACTGCGACGAATGCGCCGAAGGCGCGCCAGCGGTCGTGACAGCGCGACTGGTGCTCCTCGGGCTTGCCTCCAGGCCGCTTCACCTCGAGGCCCACCGCGCGCCCGTCGACGATGCACACGAGGTCGGGCGAGCCGTCCCCGAGGCCGTAGGCGACCCAGCGGCCGCGGACGTCCTGCATCCGGCCGACGTTGTTCCGGAGGCAGAGCACGCCCGGGAGCGCGCCGATCGCGAGCTCGATCTCGCGCTGCACCTGGCTCTCGAGGGGGACCGCGGGGCTCATGCGTCCACCGGCGCACGCCCGTGGCGCTTCTCGAAGAGGGCGACGGCGCGCGCGTGCGCGGAGGCGCCGCGGAGGCGCATGCGCGCCGTCGCGACGTAGACGAAGTAGCGAAGGTAGCGCGCATCGCGCTCGGCCTGGCTCAGGTGCGAGAGCCGCTCCTCACTCACGATCCGCTTCTCCTCCGCGGTGAGCACCTTCGGGAGCGGCCTCGATCGCACGCTGACCGTCGACCCGCACCGCGGGCAGCTCGGGGCCGGAGAGAAGAGCGCGCCGCAGTCCTCGCAGCGGCGGATCGGAGCGGCCGGATCGCTCAGGCGCGGCTTGCCGTCGAGCGACCAAACGCGGTCCTCGTCGGGGAGACCGAGGCGGAGCGCGCAGCCTGTGAGGTCGAGCACGAGGCACCGGCGCTTGCCGGGTGATGGGCGCAGGCCTCGGCCGATCATCTGCAGCCAGCGCCCGACGACGTCGGTGTTCCGGGCGACGATGACGGTCTCGATCGCCGGGAGATCGAAACCCTCGACGAAGACGTCGACGCTCACGAGCACCAGGAGCTCGCCGCGCGCGCACGCCTCACGGGCCGCTTCGCGTTCCTCGCGAGGCGTCTCGCCGGTGATGGTGGCCGCTGGGATGCCGAAGGCGATGAAGCTCGAGGTGATGTGCTCGGCGTGCTTGACGTTCTCGGCGAACACGATCGCGCGCGTCCCCGGCGCGTGGCGCTTGTAGGCCTCGACCGGCTCCTCGAGCAGCTTCTCGATCATCCGAGAGGGGGCAATGACGTCGCACGGCACGAGGTGCCCCTGCGCGGTGAGCGCGCGCACCGACGGGCCCAGCACGAGGCCGTCGAACTCCTCGCCGAGCGGCTGGCCGTCGCCCCGCTGCGGCGTCGCGGTGAGGCCGAGGATGGAGGCCTCGGGGTAGGAGGACAGGATCGCGCGCACGGTTCGCGCCATCGCCCGGTGGCACTCGTCGACGATCACGAGCTCGGCGGGCGGGCGCGTGCCGCGCGCATAGAGGGTCGCGAGCGAGCAGACCTGCACCGGCGCCGTGGGGTCCGATGGGCGGCCGGCCTGGACGAAGCCCGCGCGCACGCCAGCGGCCGCGAGGCGCGCGTGCGTGTCGGTCACGAGCGAGTCGAGGTGAGCGCCGAAAACGACGCGGTTGCCGCGCGCGACGGTGCGGCGGATGATCTCGGCGGCCGTGGCCGTCTTGCCGCCGCCAGTCGGGAGCTGCATCACGACGCTGCGGACCTCGCGGAACGCCTGCGCGCAGCGCGCGACCAGATCGGCCTGGTAGGGTCTCAACGCGAAGGCCATCAGAAGAGCCTCCTGGGGCGAGCGCTGACGACGATCGACGCGTTCGGGAAGCGACGCTCGGGAGCGGGCTTGGCGACGGGAGCCTTCTCGACCGCGGGGCCGCCGAGCAGCTCGACGACGACGCCGGTCGGGTAGACCGTGCGCGCGACGACCGGGGGCGCCGGCTCCGCGCAGATCTCGCACCGCGGGTCACCGCACTTCACGGCCTGCCTCCTGCGCGGCATCGACGGCGCACCGCAGAGCGAATCGAAGGTCATCGAGCTCCTGGACGAGCAGCGGCGCGAGCTCGAGCATCTCAACGCCGACCGCCGCGGGGTCGAGGTCGCGCCACGTGGTGGCCGCGATCATGCGCAGCCGGCCGATCGCCTCCTCGCGCGTCATCGGACGGCCCCCTGCGGCTCGCAGAGCTCGCAGCGACCGTCGACCGGGAGGGGCGCCGAGCAGGAGGGGCAGGCGCGCGGGCGAGCGGACGGCGGCCCGCCGACCGCCTCGACGTCGACCCGGCTCGCGCCCATGGCGAGGATGTCCGCGGCGCCCGAGTCGGCTGCGGACTGCGAGACGTAGAGCCCGGGCACCGGGAAGCGACCGAGCGGCGTGACGGCGATGAGGCGGACGAAGGGGGCGGTCATCGCGCACCCGTCCAGTGGTCTCCGCGTACCGGCATCAGACGGCCTCGGTATCGTCTGGATCGAGCCACGACTTGGCGGGCACTCCGAGGATCCGCTCCATTGCGAGGGCGAACCCGAGGCCTGGCCGCTGTTTGAGCTTTAGCCACTTCGACGCGATCCCGTCGGGGGCGCCAATCCGTCGCTCCAACTCGCCCTGCGACATCGCTCGACCGTTCTCGTCTCGCGCTCGAGCGAGCGCATCTTGCAGAAGCTTCGGCCCCTCGGGGCCCGAGGATGTAGTCATGGTTCCGATGGTAGAGACAAATAGCCACGCGGTCAATAGTCCACGCGCGCCTCGCGGACCCATGAACGCCGGAGAACGTCCGATCGCGGTATGGACACTTGACCACGGGGACGATTGTCCATATAAAGGATCTGTCGCCAAGCCGAGCGGGGTTCCGCCGGCACCGGGACCACGGCACGGACGGGTAGCCACGGCTGAGACCCCGCCCATGCCGCCGGATAGCGCGACTCCACGCACACCGCCGGAGAGGCAGATGGAAGAGCAGATCGAGAAGGCGCGCGAGTTGGTGCGCCATGGAGAGCGGGCGCTCGCGAGCGCCAAGCAGTGTATCGTCGAGAGCCAGTACGCGGACGGTCCGCTAGCGTACGAAGAGCGGATCGCCGCCAACAAGGCGTTCAGCAAGGCACGCGTCGCGCTCGAGCTGTACCGCGCGCAGCTCGCGAGCCTCGAGCGCGAGGCCGCGCAGTTGGGGGCGGCGTAGCCGTGGCCGCCGAGAACGCGCTTGCGCGCCGTCCGACATCGCCGGTGATGCCTCGGATCGAAGGCCGCCAGCCGGTGCGCCTGCACGGGGGTGCCACGTGTTCGTGATGGCGCGACTCGACGGGATCTATTGGAGCCAGTGGGGGGCGCTGCGCGCGTACGGGCGCAGCCCCGAGGAGAGCGCCGTCGCGCTCGTGCTGCATCTCGCCGCGCTGGCGAGCAGGAAGGGGACATCATGTCGACCGATCTCCGCGTGCTGACCTCGAGCGAGCTGAAGACCTTCCGCCGCTGCCCGCGCGAGCACCGGCTCTCCTACGTCGAGCTCGTGCGCCCCGCCTACCGCGATGCGGCGATGCGGTTCGGGACGCTCGTGCACCAGGCGCTCGAGGCCTGGTGGAATGCGAGCGACGCGCGCCTCGCGGCGGCGCTCGACGTCCTCTCGACGGCGCTCGACGTCGATCCCTACGAGCTCGCGAAGGCCGAGGCGATGCTCGCGGCCTACGACGCCCGGTGGCGCGACGAGCCGCTCGAGGTGATCGCCGTCGAGGCCGAGTTCGAAACCGCGATCGTGAACCCGGCGACGGGGAAGCCCTCAAAAACATACAAGTTGCGCGGCAAGGTCGACGCGCTCGTGCACCACATCCCGAGCGGCCGCGTGCTCATCGTCGAGCACAAAACCAGCTCGGAGGACTTCGGGGCCGGCTCCGAGTACGTGAAGCGCCTGCGGCTCGACTCGCAGATCAGCACCTACTACGCGGCGCTCCGCGACCTCGGGCACGACGTCGCCGGCATCCTCTACGATGTGCTTGGCAAGCCGAAGCACGAGCCGAAGCTCGCGACCCCCGAGGACGATCGCCGCTACGTCATCGACAAGCGAACGAAGGAGCGCCGCCTCGACGCGCGTCAGCGCGAGCGCGACGAGACGGTCGACGAGTACCAGTCGAGGGTCCTCGACGCGATCGCCGCCGATCCGGACCGCTTCCTATCGCGCGTCGAGGTGGTGCGCCTCGACTCCGAGGAGCTCGAGGCGCGCGGCGACCTCTGGGACACGGCGAGGATCCTGCGCGAGTCGCAGCTCGCGGGGCGCGCGCCGCGCAACCCCGACGCCTGCGCGAGCTGGGGCCGCACGTGCGCCTACTTCGCGCTCTGCACCGGCGAGACGACCGCCGACGACACGACCCGCTACCGGCGCGCGCCGGCCGCGCACGAGGAGCTCTCCGCCCCCACCGAAAGAGCTGGATGACATGACCGCTGCGACCACCACGAAGCTCGTCACGAAGCCTACACCCCCCCCGGCGCCTCCCCCCGCTCCGCCGCGGATGACCCTCGCCGCCGTCACCCGCGGGCGCATCGTGCGCGCGCCGCACCTGGTCATCTACGGACAGGAGGGGACCGGGAAGAGCACGCTCGGGAGCCACGCGCCAGAGCCTGTCTTCCTCGACCTCGAGGACGGGACCGCGCACCTCGACGTCCCCCGCTTCCCACGTCCCGAGACGTGGCCGGAGGTGCTCGAGGCGATCGACTCGCTGCGCACCGGAGAGCACGGCTTCTGCACGCTGGTGATCGACACGGCCGACCGGCTCGAGGCGCTGATTTGGGCCGAGGTCTGCAAGCGCGCGGGCAAGCAGAGCATCGAGGAGTTCGGCTTCGGCGTCGGGTACACGGCGGCGCTCGACGAGTGGCGCCTGCTCGCCTCGCGGCTCGATGGGCTGCGCAAGGCGCGCGGGGTCGGGTCGATCATCCTCGCGCACTCGCACGTGAAGACCTTCAAAAACCCAGAGGCGGATGACTTCGATCGCTACGAGATGAAGCTGCACCAGAAGGCGGGGAGCTTCCTGCGCGAGTGGGCGGACGCGGCGCTCTTCGCGCGCTTCGATGTGCTCGTGAAGAAGGGCGGTAAGAACGAGCGCGCGCGCGGCGTCGACGCGGGCGACCAGCCCACGCGGGTGCTGTGCACCCAGCGGCGCGCGGCCTTCGACGCGAAGAACCGCCTCGGCCTGCCCCCGGAGCTGCCGCTCTCGTGGGGCGCGCTGCAGAGCGCGATCACCCGATTCTACGGGCTGCGCGAGAGCTTCGAACTGCTCGCCGCGGAGCTGCCCCCGGACCTGCGCGCGCTCGCGCGCGAGCGGTGGCTCGAGGCCACCGGCGACCACGAGACCCTGGAGAAGCTCGTAGAGAAGGCTCGCGAACTGGTGAAAGAAGGAGCGGTATGATGATCAACGCAGGCACGTATCGGGCGCACGCAACGAAGGCGAATCTGGGGTTCACGAAAAAAGGCGATCCGCAGGTCGCCGTCACCTTCCGCCTCCTCGACGACGAGGTCGCTGACCAGGAGCTCACCTGGTACGGCTACTTCACCGAGAAGACGAAGATGCGTACGCTCGAGTCCCTCGTGCACGCCGGGTGGGACGGGGAGGACATCGACGAGCTCGCGGGCCTCGGGACCACCGAGGTCTCGCTCGTGGTCGCGCACGAGGAGTACAACGGGCGCGTCTCGGCGCGGATCCAGTGGGTCAACGCGATCGACGGAGCGGTGCTCCAGAAGCCTATGGTTGAGAGCGACAAGAAGGCGTTCGCGAAGAGCCTGAAGGGCGACCTCGCCGACCTCCGCAAGAGGATGAAGCTCGACGCGCCGAAGGCGGTCTCACCGCGCACGCGCTCGACGCCGTTCGACTGAGATTTGCCAGCTCCGAAGGGGAGCTCGCCGACGAAGCAGAATGGCCGCTACCTCGTCGAGTGGCGGCCGTTCGTCGTTTTGTGGACGGAGCCGAGCCTGAGAGCGAGCGCAGATAATCCTAGGGAATTTGAAAATCGACCGACGCCACGTCGATTTTTGCGAGCACCCCCTTGCGTAGTGGATAGCAGCTGGCTATCACTATCTCACGACGACGGCGGCACGGAGCCGCCCGACGAGGAGAGACGCCATGAAGACCATCCATAGCACCGACAACGCGGACGTGGACCACATCGCCCTCTCCGCTGGCATCGCGCGCCTGAGCGCGCAGCCGTACGACGACGGCTACGCGTACTACGAGAGCGGCACGCGGGCCTGGTATTCGGTGTCGACGTCCGACGTCGCTGAGCTTGGGAGGCGCCTCGCCGCAGACCCGCGGGCCTACAGTTTGTGGTGCGCTGAGACGCAGTCCCACAACCTCACGGAGGACGGGCTGGCGGGTGACGATGTGACGGACGGGCCGGAGGCCACGGCCCTCCATCGAGGGGGCGACATGGGCCGTGTGAGGGCCGGTGCCGACGGTGACGGCTCCGGAGACGGCTCCGGAGACGGCGACGGCTCTGGCGACGGTTCCGGCCGTAGCCGCGGCCACGGCTACGGCGACGGTGATGGCGACGGCGACGACGCCGGATCTGGCTTCGGCGACGGCCACGGTTATGGATCTGGCTTCAGCTTCGGATTCGGATTCGAGCACGGCTCCGGAGCCGGCACCGGCGACGGCTTCGGCGACGGCTCCGGAGCCGGCGTCGGTTTCGGTGACGGCTACGGTGACGGCTACGGTGGCGGCCGCGGCAGCGGCTTCGACGACGACGAAATTGCGGCGTAGTGCCGCACGTATGGACACTGAGGATCACATGAACACCAAGACCGCGAAGAAGACCGCGAAGAAGACCACGAAGAAGACCACCCTGCGGCCGGTGATCGTCCGCACCTACAGTGCTGGCGTTCATTTCGGGTACCTCCTTTCCCAGAAGGGCAAGGAAGTGCGCATGGAGCGCTCGCGCCGAATATGGAAATGGTTCGGCGCATGGACGTTGAGTGAGGTCGCGACGGTCGGTATCGACAAGCTGCGGAGCAAAGTTGCCGCGCCGGTCACGATCACACTGACGGAGGCAATCGAGGTCATCGACTGCACCCCGGAGGCCACGGCCTCCATCGAGGGGGCGACATGGGCCGTGTGAGGGCCGGTGCCGACGGAGACGGCTCCGGAGACGGCTCCGGAGACGGCGATGACAGCGGCTTCAACGACGGTGCTGGTGGCGGTGGCGGCTACGGCACCGGCGGCTGACGTCGACGATCGCACGTGCACTACAGCGCGCCGAGCATCGCCCCGTCGATTTCTCCGTGCCCCCCTTGCGTGCTGGATAGCAGGCGGCTATCACTATCTCGCGACGGCGGCGGCGCGGAGCCGCCCGACAAGGAGAGACATCATGGAGACCATCCAGAGCACCTACGAGACCGACAGCACCGCCGCTGCGCCGCCGCGCCGCGCGACGCTGACGCTGGGCCGCGACGGTCTCGGCGACGCGACCGAGGAGGATTTCGACGCGTGGACCCGCTACGTCGCCGCGCGGGTCCACGCGCGAACCGGCCTCGACGTCACGGTAGGCCAGACGAGCCCCCGCGACGTGCAGACCGACCGGGTGCGTGCGGCGAGCGAGGACGACGAGCAGACCGTGCGCGAGGCGCTGGCCGCCCTGTGGGTGGACTGGTGTGCCGAGGGCGCGCCGGGCGTCGAGGCCGCGTCGTGACTGCCCTCCACACCCCCCGTCCCGCCGCCCGCCGCAGGCGCGGCGCCGGCATCCTACTCCGCGCCACGGACGCCGAGCGCGCCGAGCTGCGCGTAGTCGCCGACGCCGCTGGGCAGAGCCTCCAATCGTGGGCGCTCAGCCAGCTCCTCGCCGTCGCGCGGCGAGCGCGCCGAGCCTGACCGACAAACGCCGGTACGCCCGACTCCCGCGATGGGGTCGGGCGTACGCGTTCTCGTGGCGTGGCGTCAGTGCCGCCGCGAACGAGCTATCCGGCCGCGCGAGGAGCGGCGGCCATCCGCTCGAGCACCGTGATCCTGGTCTCGTGGTTCGCGAACCCGTCCTCGAGCTCATCAGTACGCGTCTCCACGTGCGTCACGCGTGGGCCAAGCGCGCCCAGCGCAGCCTCCAGCATGGTCGCCGCACGTGCGAGCCTCACTGCGACGTGGAGCAGCCCCCATACGCCTCCTGCCCCAGCGATTCCGAGCGTGAGGGCCGCGCCGAGCATCGTCCCGTCCGTGCTCATGCGGACTCCTGCACTGCCATGGCGAGCGGCGCGGGGTCGACGCTGTCGGCCCGCGGCATCTCTACGGGGCCGATGCGCGATGGCGCGGGGAGCGTGTCGGCGAGCCAGCCGAGCGCCGCTGGGTTCGGCTCGGAGAAATCGAAGCGCTGGCCGTATGCGTCCCCGATCGCCTGCCAGCCGAGGTAGGGAATGTGGTCTGACGCGAGCGGCCGTCGTGCCCAATCCTCGTCGCGGTAGACGGCGTGCCCGTCGGTCGCCTGCCTGTAGAGCGCGACCCAGGTCCCACCGCAGCGCGCGCCGGCTGCGACCGCGGCTTCCAACGCGAGCCACGACGCGGGCCACCAGTTTCGATTTGGCATGTACACGCAGGGCATGAGCGCGCTGCCGTCGAACGCCTTCGACCACCCGGACCAGTAGTCACGGTGCATGTCGGGCTTCTGCTCGACGTCGAGGAACGCCGACCGCACGACGCTCGCACCGCGCGCCGTCGCGACCTCGACGAGCTTCTCCATCCGCTCGCGGTCGACCTTGCCGTTGGGCGCGCCGGCGGCCGGGAACTGAACGTTCGCCGAGCGCCTGGCGATCAGGATCACGGGGATCCCGGCCTCCGCAGCGACGTCGAAGTCGGGCGCGAGATCCTGGTCGGTGTAACGCCCCCACGCGAGCGGGAGCACGCCGCCCGTCTTCTGCAGGAGCAGGGCGACGGCATCGCGCGTGAGCGGGGCCCAGGAGTCGGTGAAGTAGAGATCGGGATTCGCGTTCACGTCATCCCCTGGATGGTCTTCAGCGCGAGTGCGCTCGCCCCCGGGAGCGGCATCGCCTTCTCGATCGCCTCCGCAACGTGCGGCGGAAGCGCCCCCTCGGGCGCGCCCTTCAAGAGCGCCGCGATCTCCGGGTAGAGCTTGAGCACCAGGCCGAGCAGCGTAACCCCGATCTCCTCAACCATCGACATCGGCACCCCCATCCGCGCTCGGCGAGCGCACGCACGTCCCCATCCTGTCCGCCGCGATCCCCGCCGCGACCTGGATCGCGGCATCGACGGTGTCCGGGACGGGCGCCCCGAACGCGCGAGCCGCGTCGAGCTGAGCGCGCGCGGCCGCGCTCACGTCCAGCATCGCGCACGCGGGCGCCCCGCCCGCTCCGTTCGCCCACGCGTCGAGGCCGTGCCCGAGGGTGAGCAGCTCCGCGCGGGTGCGCTCGTACGCCGCCGCGCACGTGCTCGCGATCGCGGCGCCCCTCGTTCGATCGGTGACCGCCACGCGAAGCGCGACCTCCGCGCAGGCCTCGTCGACGACACGCGCGCCCCCCGCGATAGTCAGGGACGCGACCCCTGCGTCACGCCGCACGGTCGCCGCGCTCGGCAGGGACGAGCACGCCGAGAGCGAGAGCGACCCCGCGAGCACGAGGCACGCGGCGCACGCGTACGCTGCCGGCTCGATCCAGGCGCGGAGCCGATGCAGGATCAAGGGCTCCGGTTCGCTCGCAGCGCTTCCGGGGGCGGTCTTCATATCCCCCGTCGCGTTGCCCGGCCCGCCGTTGCCGCTGATCGGGGGCGGGAGCATCGCGTAGGCGATGCGGAGCAGGCCCTGCGCGATCTTCACGAAATCGAAGCCCGCGCCACGTGCGACCTCGAGCAGGCCCGCGAGCTTCGGGTGTCTCTGCTTCATGCCGTCCCACCAGGCGGATCCGGCGAGGCGGAGCGCGATCGAGAGGACTGCGACCGCGGCATAGGCGGTCAGGTACGGATGCGCCGCGATGTACGCGCGCGCGTCGGTGATGATTTGCATGGTGGTCCTTACGAGTAGAAGTTGGTGCCATCGGTGACGACGATCGCGCGGCCACCGTTGGTGACGGTCGACGTGGTGCCGGTGGCGCCCTTGACAACGACGCCGAATGCGCCCGTACAGGCGTTGATAACGTACCAGGAGCGTCCGGCGGTGAGCGGCAAGGTCAGGTTGCGGTTCGCCGTGAGGACCCCGGTGAGCCTCAGCACGTAGGCATCCGTTACCCCTGAGCCCGGAGCCTGGTCCGCATCAGCCATCGCAATGGTAGATAGCCCCTGAGGCCCCCACGAACCGTCTCCACGGAGCGACTTGTATGCCTCCCCCGGAAGGCTCACGAGGCCAAGGGCGCCGATCTGGGCGGGGTAGTACATGCCTGTGGGGCAGATCGACTGATCGTCTCCAATGTTGACCGCCGTGATCGCCGCACCTGCCGGGAGCTTCACAGCTGACCCACCCCGGTAGAGCGTGATGTAGTTGTTCGTGCAGTTCTTGACTGTCCACTGGTGACCGGGGGGAACCCACTGACCATCCATGTAGATGCTCAGGTCACCCATCGTGGCCCCGTAGTAGTAGATCGAGTGACACCGGGCCTCTGCGGCCGAAATCGTGTACTCGTCATTCACCGCAGAGAGGTCCACTCGGACCTCCGTCGGATAGTCCCCGATCCTGGCGTAGCCCTTGCCGGTGCAGAGGACGGCCGACCACTCGCCCGGTACCAGCGTTACCGTGGATCCGGACCCTCCCGTGATCGTCAGGGCGCGAGATCCCGTCGTCTGGTTGGACACGACCCACTGGGCACCCGCGCGCATCGGTAGGCGCATGATGCCATCGGCGGTCAGAGCCCCCACGCAGACGAGAGCCCAGCACGCCAGGTGCTCGTCCGAAGGGGTCGTGGTGACCGAACCGTCTTCGATCGTGACGCTCGCGATGCCCGAGGGCCTGAACAGAGTCTCATCAAGGAAGGTCATGTCAGGGCCTCACGACGGTCGCGCGGAGCGACATGATCTGTGCCGAGCTGGCAGTACTACCGTCGGCCGCCTTGCTCTGCACCTGGATCGTATACGTGCCCGAGGTGCCGACCGTGCGATCGCAGCAAATGGGTGCGATCGTCACTGCGACGAGGTTCGCCGCCTGACCGCCGTACACGACCGATTCCGTGACCGCCGTGTATGCCCCGCCGTTCTCGCTGACGAGTACGCGCGCGTACGAGTTCGCCATAGCTGCACTGTAGAGCTGCACCACGCCGTCCACTCGCACGATGTCACCCACCAGGAGGCCCGGGAGCGAGATCGAGGCGCCCGCGATGTCCCCGTACGTCGACGACGACGTGACGCGCGACGAGAGGGCCCCGACGTACCCCGTGGCGACGATCGCGTTGGCTGGCATCTGCGCGGCACGACCCGCCGCCGTCAGCGTCGCGAGGCCCGAGTTTGCCCCGGCAATGTCGTTGAGGATGTGGATCCACCGGCCCGATCCCGAGTTCGGGCTTGCAATGAAGGGGAGCGATTCGGCCGCCGCGCTGGCTGCCGTGTAGCGGTAGATCCCCGAGCTGGGAACGTAGCGGAGATCGCCGTCGGTGATCCCCGTGAGGGTGAGCGCCTTCAGGCTCGGGACATCGGCCACAGCCTTGAGCCGCGGGACGCCGAGCACCTCCGCGAGCTGCTGGAGGTAGTACGTCCTGTTCGCCAGCGCCTGGAAGGGCGTCTGGACGCTGGCGGCGGTACGGGCTTCGCCCCCGGTCGGGACGGCCACGGGCGAGAAGACCGACGAGTCGGTAAGAGTCAGCGGCATTCGAGTATCCCTCAGTTAGAGGTTACGATAGAGGAATTTCAGCGGTCGAAGCGTCCCACGTTCCTGGATCACTCCAGTAGCCGGACGGGTAGTCCCACGTCTCTCCACTCGTCAGAACGATCAGGCTGACGGCCTTGGCGTGGGCCGCTCGCCACTTGCGTGCTAGCGCTTTGATCTGGGTGATCGGCTCCTGGGGATAGAGATCCTCCCATACCGCGCCGTCACTCCATGTGCCCGGAGACGTGTCCCACGGGGCTGGGATCGTCTCCGTGGTCGTGGGCCACAAGACCCAGAAGCGAGCCCAGGAGCCGCCGTCGTCCGTGCTCCATTCGTGTGACTCGATGACAGTGGCCGTCGAGTAGCCCGCCTCACGTAGACGGGCCTGAAGCCCAGCCGAGGATCCACCCTGCCTGTAGCTAACGTACGCCCGGAGTAGTCTCCTTCGGTACTGGTCATCGGTTTCCCCGAGGAGCCGATCGAGGATGTAGTGGGCACCGGCATCCACTAACCCATCGCCCGGCGTCTTCGCGACGAACCTGGCGAGGACGGCCTGGTAGGCGGACTCGGAGTAGGCATCGAACAGGAGGCCGATCGACTCCAGGAAACGACGACCCCATTTGCGCTGAAGCCACGGCGGGGCCACTTCCAATAGATATCGAGTGAACGATGTCAGGTCGTTCACGTCAGACCTCCACGTAGGTCAGACCATCGACGAGGACGGCGAGCTGAGAGGCTGCCAGCGTCACGTCCTCCGCAGGCGTCGAGATGTCCAAGTGTACTACCCCCCGAGCCGTACGTACGGCGGCGATGATCTCGGCTTGATCGACCACGCCACCGAAGTCCGTCCCCGCCTGGATCTCCTCGAAGGCCGTGGCGATCGCGGCCTTGGCAGTGGCCATGAGACCGGACTTCACATTGACAGTGCCGGTCACGTCGATCGTCTGCGTCCCCGCTGGGTCGATGATTAGGCCGACACACTGGGGACGGCGACCGTTCACCTCGAACCACGTTCGGACCGCCGTAGCCACGGTGCCGGTGACAGGCCCCGCCGGACCTGCGAGGTAGCAGGTGACCCATCCCGGAACCGGCGTGGCTTCGTACACCCGGACACGGGTGACCTCCGACGATGCGGCCTTGCAGTTGTACGCATAGGCGTCCGAGCTGCCCGCCGCGCCGAGGGTGCTCCACTGCTCTCCGCAGCGGACCCTGAGAGCGTCGTCCGGCTCCTCGTCCACGCCCTGGGTGACGATCCACCCGAGGCCCGGATCGACCGTGACGGTCACGCCAGCGAGGGGCGTCACGAGACCCTCTAGGGACTCTGCGTCAAGGTTATACGCTGTCCCCGCCCGCTCGGCCTGCCACGTCATGGCGAGCGCCCCACCGGCCGGGAGGGTGCCGCCCGCCGAGTTCCGATACAGCAGCCCACCGCCCGCCGAGATGTAGATGTCTCCAGCCCCGATCGTGTGTGGGGAAATCCCTGCGTTGTTGAGCGTGGCTTTTACGATCGTGTACGTAGCCGGGTTGCGGCTGATACCGAATACCTCGGAGGCAACGAGATCGAGCCACCCGCCCGTGGCAGTCGTACGCCACGCCGACTGTGCGATACCCGTGACGACCGAGCCGTACTCCTCGATCGCCTGGGAGACGAGTTGAAGGATGACGCGCGGTACAGCCTTGGTCGCCCAGGAGGTCGTGGGAAACCCGGCCATCTTGGCGAGGCCAATAAGTTTGACGAACGCCTCGGAGGCCGTAGGTGCCGAGATCAGGGAAGCCCAGTTGATGGTCATTCGGACACCTGTAGGATCGACGCGTCGAGGCCAGACGACGCGATGACCAGCTTGAAGGGCCCTTCAGCGGTCACACCCTGGCCGGAAACCGTGAGCGTCTGACTGGAGGCGCTGAAGGTCACACCCACCGAGATCGCCCAGACCCGTTCGTCCGTGAGGGCATCGGCCTCGGCGCCCGAGGCGATGGCAAGCCGGTCCGCTTCGTCGATGTCCGCATTGAGCCAGTCGGCCAGGGCGAAGCCCTCGGACGGCGCCCATTCCATCGAGCCTTGGGGAGTCTCCCAGCCTCGGACCACACACTGGGCGACGGCAAGCGCACCCTCGACGGTGGCGCCCGTGGGATCGAGATCCCATGCACCCTCATCGTTGTGCGTCTGGTTCCAGTCGGATCCGAGTCCTTCGGTCATGTCAGGCGCTCAGCTTGGTAGGTACGCCACCGGCAGGCGTGGTGATGGAGACCATCCCAGCAGCTCCTCCGCTCGGACCGGGGATCGCCACCGTGTCACCAACTCGGAGGACTGGGGCGCCGCCCATCGTGATCGTGGGGGCATCGATCTCAACTCGCGCAGAAGCCGTAATCTTGATTTCCATGAGTCCTTCTGGACTCGTCAGAGAGGCGATGGGCCGGCCCTGGTCCGCATCCTCGAAGCCAACCAGGACGACCGTCCCGGGCTTCACCTTGCACTCGACGCCGGGAATACCTCGAAGGGGCACCTGGGTGAGGCCGAGGGCCTTGGACCTCGTGATCTGTGTGCCGACCTCGATACGGACATCGAGGGTCGATCCCGACTGGCTCACGACCGTAGCCGGGTAGATGCGGGTCCACCTGACGAGCGGTTCCACGACGCTGAGGATCAGCGTTCGGATCTCGGAGCGGAGGTCAGAGGCCATGGATCTCGACCCGCACCTTCTCGGCAGTGATTCGATACGTGACGGAGACGATCTTGAACCCGTCGAGGGTCATGCCTGGACGTACCGAATAGGTGGACGTGGCGATCTCGCGATACCGACCAGCCACGTCCACCTCGGTGACATGGTGGCTCAGATCGAGGTCGGTCCAGGTGTCGATGCCCACCCAGACGGTGCCGTCGTCTCGGACCCGCCAGACGGCTCCAGCGCTGTATGTGAGGGCGTCCATCTCACGGGCCGCCCTCCCCTCTCCACGAGTCCACGCGGCCAGCGTGTGTGCAAGGACGGCCTCGTCAGAGGCCGTCGAAAGCATCTCACCGGCTTCATCGAGAGCGGAGCCCACTGGGAGGCGCAGAGGGGCGTTGCGCCACCATCGTGGGCCGACCGATCGCGAGAGGTTCCCAGCCCCACCGACGATCCGAACCGACGTGCGAGAGTAGGCCGACCCGCCACTGACGACGGTCCCCGAGAGGGCCATCCCGGGGGCATCCACGGAGACCCGACCCGTGGGGGCCGTCTTCCCCTCGACCACGAGGGTCGATGTCCACGCCCCTTGATAGGGGTATGTAATGGACCCTTCGAGGACCGTGAGCCCTGCGACGCTGACGAGTGCCATATCAGTACCACGATCCCGACTTCGGAGGCGGGTCAGCCTTCGAGACGCGGGGCTTTCTGTTCGGTTGGGCCTTGGGGAGAACGGTCTTGGTTCCTTTCGTTACCGCCTTGACCGCCGTATGGAGTGCGTCGCCCGCAGCCTTGGCCGTGGTGGGATCGTATGCCCCACCACCCGCCGAGGGCTTGGGCTTCCTGAACTCACAGGCTGAGAGCTGGACCTCCCAGAGGCCGGGTTCAGGCTGCGTCGGCCCATCGATCGATTCGAAGAGGATCGACGAGATGCCGAGGATCGATAGGACCGGGTGGCTCACCTGCCAGGGAGAGGACTCTCCAGCAGGGAACAGGTCCGAGATGAGCGCCGAGAGTTGCTCCATCTGAGTCTGGGTCCACACGCGGATCGTCACCGTGAGGCTCGGGACATCGCGGCCCTGAATCGTCGTGGTCCCGCCGTCCTCACCGAGACCCGCCTTCTTGTCGACCTTGAGCCCCTTCTTGGGCTTCACCGTGGCGATGCCTGGAGCCGCCTGGCCGGCGATGATGAGCGTGTGCCAGGCGGCCGATCCTTTGCCGACGAGGGGAGGGAGAGCGGGCATTAGGTTACGGTCTCCTCACCGGACTGGGCGTTGAGATCCTGGATCTGCACCCGAAACTCCCGGGCGAATGCACGCGCGAAGCCCTGGGCTGCGGACTCAGAGACGTTGCCACCATCCAGGTTGAGGACGATCGAGAGGTTCTCGATGGTGACCCCGCCGCGCTCCTGGACCTGCGGAACAGGACCTCCGGCGATCGTGGGGATGTCCAGCGTGGGGAGCGGCGGAGGCTCCACCAGCTCCTCGACGGCCTCCCGAGCGTTGTCGTTCTCGCCACCGATGCCGGCGGCGAAACCCTCACCGACGAAACCGCCAATCTCGGCGAAGACCTTGGACGGGCTGGCGATCCCTAGTGCCTTCTTGGCTGCCGCAGGAAGCAGATCGAGAAGCCCCTCGATGGACTCAAGGAGCCATCGCCAACCGTCCTTGATGCCATCCCAGAGCCCGTCGACGATGTTCTGGCCGATGTCGAACAGGTCGATCGAGTCGAACCAGTCGGTCAGCTCATCCCAGGACTTTGGGATCACATCCCATACGTCAGCGATGGACGAGGCGATCTCAGCGATCTTCCTCGGGAAGAGCGTGAACGTGGAGATCATGCTCCCGAACGCAGCGCCTACGAATTCCGCCAGCCACTCGACGGTGGCACCGATCGCCGCCAGTGCGATCTGGGCACCCTCGGAGTCCCCGGTAAGTTGCTGGAAGGGCTTAAGGACTGGCTCAAGCCCCTTCATGAGACCATTCGAGAATGCAGACCCGAGGTCGATGACAGCATCGGCCAGCCTGATCGCGCCGTTCAGGAACTGCTCGATGTCCTCGGGCTTGATCTTGCTGACCCAGTCGGCAACGCCCTGGAAAGCCCTTCCGAGCGTATCTCGGATCTTCTGGCCGCTCTCAGTGGTCGGGTCGAGGAGCTTGTTAATCGACTTGAGGGCCTCTATGAACGGCCCAGTCACCGCGGATTCCGCGAAGACTGAGTTGAGCTGGTTCTTGAGCCCGGTGAGCTGGCCCGAGATCGAATTGCCACCGATCTCCTTGGCGATCGATCCGAGCGGCCCATTATGGTCGAGTTTGTTCGAGACGATCTCCAGGATCGCCTTCGTGCCCGTGTCTGCGTCGATCTTGCCGTCCTGAAGTAGCTTCTCGATCTCCTGCTTCGTCTTGCCGAATGAGGCCGAGCCTTGCATCGAGGTGAGCACCTGGAAGAACTCATCTGAGTCCCCGATTCCTGCGCCCTTGAGATGGCCCAGCGTCTCCGCGGAGAGCTTACCCTTCTCTCGGAGTCCCTTGACAGCCTCGATCAGCCCCTTACCCGCCTGGTCACCCAGCACGGCGGAAACGTCGAGACCCGCGTTTAGGATGTCCTGGACCTGCTCGACGGCTAAGCCAGACAACCGGAGTTCTTTGTAAAACTCGGTTAGCTTCTCGGTCGGGAGGCCCGCGCCGTTGGCCATGCCACGGAGGGAATCGAGCGTTCTTTTGGCGCTCGTCCCGGTTCCGTCGATCGCCTCGAATGCGGCGAGAGAGCGGGTTTGAAACTCGCTGGCTTCGATCGCCCACTTCTCAGCGGCCACGACCATGGCTGCCGCAGTGGCTGCGACGGCAGCTCCTGCTGCTACGGCGAACTGAGCTACGTTGATCCACGCCCCTTGGCTCGCCTCGCCCACACGCTTCATCGCGTCGGCGTGCGACTTGGACGCCTCCTCGGCCCGCTTCTCGGCCTTCTCGGCCTCGGAGAGCCCCGATTTGAGGCCCTTGAGGGACTTCTCTGCCTTGTCTGCATTCTTGCTCACATCATCGGTGAGCTTGATAGCGAACTCAGCTGAGTTGTTGGAGGACACGTCCTAGCCTTTGGGCTTCGAGGGTCGAAGCCACGCGTTCAGAAAGGCCCGTAGAAGGGCCGCATCTTCTGCTTCGATTAGGGCACCGGCCAGGGCATCGACGGTCGGACTGACCCCGCGTGCGGCGAGCCTGAGCCTCGCGGCAACCAGGGAGTCAGACCGTCCCTTTCCGGCACGCCTCAGAGCGCTTTTCCCGACTCCACCTCTTCGGCCGCAGCGATCTGCGCCGCCGTGTTGGCGATCTTGATCACCGCCCCGGGGTACTTGTCGATGATGGCCGTGAGGGCGTCGCCAGAGGGCTCCACGACGACATCGATCGCGAACATCCGGTGCGCCTGGATCCTCTTCTGGGGGTCCACCATGAGGCTCATGTAGCGCTCGAACTGCGGCCCCGTGGGTCGCTTGAGCATGATCGAGAACCCCGCGGGGAAGTCGATCTGCCAGACTTCACCGTGCGCCTGTTTGAGGGAGGCGATCTTGTCATTCGAGATGGTCATGTGATTCTCCTGCCTTGGTACCTGTGAGGGACGCCTTCTCAGGCGTCCCTCCTAGATGGATCACTCCGTGGCTTCACCGCCGATGCGGATCCCGTTGAGGACGAGACCACAGATGTTGAGGTCGACCTTCACCACGTCCGGCTCCTCGCCCTGTGCGAATCCCTGGTCACCCTTGTTGATGGTGACCCGCTCCATCTTGTCGGTCTGGATCGGTTCGGTTCCAAAGCTGATGGAGTGAACGATGTCGAACTCCACGAGCGTCGGATCGACCTGACCGCCATTGGAGAGGTCATCGAGGAGCCGAAGGAACTCCTCGCGCAGCAGCTCCATCGAGGCGGTGAAAGTCACCTGACCCGCCGTGTACCCCAAAGGGACGCGGGGCTGGCCGTACACGGGCTTCTTCTTCGATTCGAAGGAGTAGTTCAGGGCCTTGAGCGTGTAGTACCGCTCCCCGTTGATCGTGAAGCGGCTGGACGAGAAGTCGGGTCGGATCCCGTTCGTGCGAGTGGCGAGTGCCATGGTGATCAGGCCCCCTTCGTGAAGCCGACGTTGTAGGAAATGAAGCTGGCGTATCCGCGCCGCAGCTCACGGACTTCGCCAGAGATGGCGCTCGACGTGAGGACGTTGTTCGTGCGTTTCACGTAGCCCTCTGCGCTAACGACGTACTTGGTATCCACGAGAGCCTCACGGAGACGACCCGTGAGATTGGCGTCGATGGCTTCCGCCTGGGCGTCGGTGAGGCTCCCAGTCCCGTCCTTCTTGAGGTCGAGATCGCGATTGAGCCACCCGATGAGCACGTCACGGGCGACCTTCGATCCGAGGTCCGACACTCGGCAGAACTGGTGCTCCGAGTAGTCCGAGCCACTGGCAGCCATCGTCGGCCCCCTGGTGACGTAGAACCCAGGACGGCCGGGGACCGTGCGGAAGGTGACGAACCGAGCGGCGTCGAGGGTCACGCGATCGGCTGCCGAGTTGTAGAGCGCCCTGACCCGGCTCGGGAGCGGCCCGCCACGGACCTCGCCCGGGTGTCTCTGCGGGGTGATCGAGGCGATGCGCGCGCCGTATGTGGAAGCCCCGGGACGCTTGTGTACGAGCTGCGTGATCGGGCTCATGATGTCGATGGGCTCGGCCACCACGAGCACGCCCGCATCGGCCACGCCCGCGAACGCCGTGACCAGCGTGGAGTTGAGGACGACGAAGGGCGCATCCATGACGGCACGGAAGTACTTCCCGACGGCCTTGGCTGCCGAGACGATCGCACCGGCCGCCGCCGCCATTGCGGTACATGCGGAGGTCATGGCCGCATCGTCAGCCCCGATCTGGCGGCCGATCACGAGGAGCGTGCCGAACTCACGGGGATCGTTCACGACCACGTTGCCCGCCGTGGTGAAGTTCGTGGGGCTGTAGTACGGCGCGGAGCAGTCGATCGAAGCCGTGTCGTTCACGCCGTACGCACCTGCCGCGAAGTCCAGCGTGACGCCGGTCCCCGTGAGGACGATGGTGGCCGCCGTCGCGACCGGAGCCGCATAGGTGTTGCCGCCGTCGAGGGAGATCGCGACCTGGCTCGTCCCGATGACGCCGCCCGTCGTGATCTTGGTGCGGATCCGGTAGTCGTCGTTCGGGGTTCCGGTGGCCGTGATGGGCGGCGACGAGCCCGTGTAGGAGGGCGTGCCCGTCACACCGGCCACGTCCGAGGTGGGCGAGCAGAGGTAGACGGCGCCGTTCTCTGCGATCTGTTCGGCCGCAGCCTCGACGCCTGGCCCCTTGCCGCGGGCGGCCACGAGGCTGGGGATGTCTAGATACAGCTCCATCGCGTTCGCGGGGCCGCTGGAGGTGTACCCGATGATGCAGTTGATGCCATCGGTGGCCGGAGGCGCGACTGCCGCCGCACCATCGACCGACGTGAGCTTGACGTACGGGAGGGTCATATGGACTCCACGTCACCATCACTTGAGGGTGACCTAGGCGAAGGCCGGAGATCCCCGGCCGAAGTGGGTATAGGCGATCTATGGGATGAAGCTCTGGGTCATCCCTGAGACGTGCGCGGCTTGGCCGGTCAGCGGTTCCTCATCCTCGATGGCGCCGCCCGGCGTAGTTGGGAGCGCCTGTACCGGGATCGGAATCGTCACGTGCACCGTCTGAAGGACTACGCATCCCTTCATGCCCTTGTCTCTCGGGGGCCAGTCAGCCGGGCCGATCAGAAACGTGCCATGGGCCGCCATTCGGAGCGCGGTCAGGAGGGCGTGCCGCATCCTCCATGCGTGCTCGTAGGTCGAGCCGTACACATGTACCACGAAGGCTGTATCGAGAGCACCCATGATCCGGTCGTCCGAGGGCCAGTCCGATGACCACGACTCGCCCGACGGGATCCACGTATAGCGAGGCGGGCTCATCGTGTCGGTCAGGTGCTCCGCCCCGACGTACGTCTGAGCGACGTTGGCCAGGATGTCCCGGACCTCTGCGATGTATTCGAGCGGCGGGATGCTCACGTTGACCAGACCTTTCCGAACAACTCAGTCATCCGGGCGTTGATCGCATCCCTCCACCTCGGTGGAAGACGACCGCCATTCGGCACCATTGAGCGGGCAGGAAGACGCCAGCCTCGATTGAGACTCTGGCGTTGCTCCCTGTTCATCGCCTTGATCTGCTTCCCACTCACTGACTTCCCGTTGAGGGTCACGCGTCGTGCGCCCTTTTGATGGGCGAGTGCGTGTGGGAACTCGACGGCCACCTTGGCGACCGTGGCGAAGATCGCCCGCCGCAGCGAAGACGATGCGATCCGCAGCGGGAGGCCGCTGTTCTTCGTCCCCGGTGCAAGCCGTCGCCAGGCGACGCCACGAGGGTTACGCCCTGCGGCGATCCCCTCTTCAGCCAGTCCGTACATCGTCTCCGCAATGGCCTCGACTGCCTTCGTCCGAAACTGACCAGTCGAGAGCGTGTTGATTTTCGCGATGATCGAGTCGAGCTGGGCGAACGCCCGGGAGTTCTTTCCCACGTCACCATCCTCGACGCGGCTCGGAGTAGGCGGCGATCCCACTCTCCTCAACCTCGGGGGTCGAGTCCGTACAGCCGGGAGAGCCGTACTTCGCGATCCGCTCCAGGGTGGCCAGGGCCTCGTCACGACCGTCCCGCCACTGGGAGGTCCCCTGCTCGTCCGGGTTGTGCCCGAGTATGCGCATCGCATCCCAGGCCACGAGCTGGCAGACGGCGATGGTGACCGACTGAGAGACGGTCACCATCGGAAGCGCGTAGAACCGCCCTAGGTAGTCGTCAGCATACGCCGACCGTGCGGACAGCATGGTCGTCAGCCGAGCGGGCGTGATCTCAGCACTGCCCTCGTAGAGGGCAGGTGATAGTCCGTAAGAACCGAGGTCGTCGAGGCTGGCGTAGACGGTCACGGGATGGATCCAATCACACGGGCAGCCTGGTGAACGGTGAGACCGACGGACGCCACCAGCTCCTCCACGTCCGCCCCTCGCACATCCTCGATCGCCGTGTAGTGGGCCCTGAGGAGATTGCTACGGGCGGGGAACCCCGCAGGAAGTGGAGTGCCAGGCTGGCCCTCGTGGATCGCCAGGAGGGCCGCCTCTGCCGCCCATAGGCCGGACGCACGGGCGGCCCGCATCATGGATAGCAGGGTCCGCCTATACGTGTCGGCCACGGTGCATCACCCCTTCTGGACCTTCTGGGCCTTCTGGGCCTTCTGGTCCTTCTGGTGGTCCATACCTGCGCCCTGAACGACGGGGATGGGCTGACCCTCACCCGTCGACTCGATGGCCCTCTGGGCCTGGGCCGCCCTCTCCCGGGCGATCTTCGCGTACCACGAGCCTGGATACAGAAGTACGGTCATGATCAGCCGTTCGACGCGATGGTGACCACGCCAGGCTTCGAGAGACCGTCCATCGTCGGGTAGCGGTAGGCCGCGAAGTATGCGAACCACGCGAGCACGTCCGAGTTCGTGAGCGGATCGCGGAACTCGTTGATCTGCGGCTTGCCGTTCGCCCAGAGGACGAGCGCACTCTTCTTGATCACGACGCTCGTGTACTTCGGGTGGTTCGGATCGGTCATGTCCTTGGGCATCCGATCCGAGACGATCGTGGGGATGCCGAGGAAGGTCGGGAGGCCTCCCTTCGACGCCGCATCGATCAGGAGCGGACGGCCGTAGGAGTCCGTAAGTTTGTACATGTTTGCGAGAACCGAGCTGTGAACCACGACGGCGGCCACGTCCGCCTGCTCGTCGCCGAAAGACATCTTGGCGTCGACGAAAGTCGGGTAGTCGATCGTCTTCGGGGTCGTGGCCGACCAGATCGAGATCTTCTGCGCAGCAGGGAGGCCGGTCGCGGCCACAGCCACGTCGATGAGCTTCTGATCCCAGGCACGGGTGATCGTCGCCAGGATCTGGCGGCCCGCCTCGGCATACGGATCCGCGAAGGCCGCAGCGATCTGCGCCCACTTGGTCATCGTGACGGCGTTGCCGACCTGGAAGACGGTCGCCGTCTCCGAGTCCATCGAGAGCACCTGGGGGACGAGCGGGTCACCGTCGGCCACGATCTGTGCCGCCGCGAGAGCGTTGAAGCGAGGGATCGTCACGGTGTCCCCGCCGCGCTTCTCCTCGGGGAGACTCGGCACGACGGCGGCCGCCTCGGTCCCGTAGAGGGCGATCTGGCCAGCGAACCCCTGGTGGAGGACATCCTCCAGGATCTGGGGAATGAACATGTTGGACTTGAGCGTCGTGGTCATTGCTTACCTCGAATCATGGAAGCAGAAGGAGGTGTGAGGCGATCAGCGGGCCGACTGGCGACGCTGGTATTCCGCGCGGAGCGCCTCGAACGCCTCGCGGTTCTCGACGTAGAGCGAATGACGCTCCATGTTGCTCATCGACTCCCACGCCTTGGAAGCGGCGGGGGCGGCCTCGACGGCCTTGGTCGTGAGGGCGGTGATCGGGGACGCCACCGAGGAGAATGCCTGGAGGGCGCCCAGCTCGACGGTCTGCGCCCAGCCACGCATGGCCGGGGTGAGTTTCTTCTCGGCCGAGAGCTTCGCGATGAGAGCCTTGCGCTCATCGCCCTTGGCCACGCCTTCCAGCTCCTCGATCCGACGCTGCAGGACCGGGACCGACTGGGCTGCGAGACGCCAGCCCTCGATCACCCCGAGTGCCTGGGTGCGGGTATGGGTGCCGGTGAGGCCACGGAGGCTCTGCGCCTTCATCATCTTCTTCGGTTCCTCGACGGGGGCCGAAGCTGGAGCGGGTTCACCCTCTGCGGGGCCCTCTGCGGGGCTCTCCCCGAGAGACTCTCCACACATCGGGCAGAAGTGGAACGACGGATCGCATTCGGCCCCACACTCGGGGCACAGCACGGGGGCCGCCTGCTCCACGGGCTTATCTGCCTCGGAGGCAGTCTCGGCGGTCTTATCGATGGTAGGATCGGCGGCCTCCACCGCCTGCTGACGAAGGCTCATGATGCTCCTGTGAGAGGCCGCAAAGGCGACCAGAGAGGACGTGTTCCTGGTCGCCACTGCGCCCGCATCGGCGGGGAGC